TCACGTTACCTCGTTTGGAAATTCAAAGCGCGCCACCATGCGGCGCGACCAGGGTTCACTAAGGGGGCTTTCGAGAACCGCATGATTGCCGAATGCATGGACAAAGCTTGGTGCCTTACCCACGCGACCTTGCAGCCCGACATGTTTCGCCACAGCGCCCGAGCGCATCCGGAACAGCAGGACATCCCCCGAATCCGCATTAGCCAAAGGCTTCTCGATGAGGTGCCGACGGGCAGCGTGCCACAAGGCCTCTTCCCCTTGGGATTCGGACCAATCAGCGGTGTAGGCCGGGATCATCTCAGGCTCGGCCCCGTAAAGATGCCGCCACACACCCCGCAAAAGGCCAAGGCAATCCGTGCCCGCCCCCTTGCGGCTGGCCTGATGCAGATAGGGCGTGCCGATCCAGTCCCGCGCCTCGGCCAAGGCCTGTTCCGCAATCGACGTCATCGGCGGCTCTTCCCATCCATCGGCTCGGCAGTCCCTGGATAGCGCAACATCCAGTCGTCACCGGGAATATCCGGAAAACCCATGAAGTTCTGCGCGTTTAAAAACTTGTAGCGGCAAGTATCGAACCGCTTGTCACAGCCCGCGAACAGCACCACAACCTCACCGATCACTGGCACACTAGACAGCGGTTCCCACAACTCTATCCGCCGCGCGTCTCCGTTTACCTTGTCCGACTTTATCGCGCCTTTCAGGGGATACCCGCCCGCGCCAATCAGCACTGACCCGCGGGTAAACCAGCCGCTGTCATGCAACCCGTCAGTGGAAACCGTCAAAACACGGGCATCCTCGATACCCGTCAGCGTACCCTCCAGACGGAACAAGGCCTGATCCAGATCCACCCCGCAGCACGCATCCCCGAGCAGCACAGAACACCCCTTCTGGTAGCTGCGCCCTCTGGGTTGGTTCAGAGCATCCGTTAGCCCGCGGATTTCGGTTATAAACTGGCCATCGGCGTATTGGATATCGCCCAGCCTTCCGCGAAAGGTGATTTCGCGCTGTGTCGGGTCTGCCCAATTCACCTGCCACGCGGTGAGACGAGCGCCATCAAAAAGACCTGCGCCTATATCCGCCTCGGTCAAACCTACGTCACTCAGCACACCGACTGCTTCGGCATTGTTCACGGCCAGACCAGTGGTTTGCTCCAGCGCCGTCGCGGTCATCCCGCCCTGAGGGCGAAACGTGATCCCGTCGAATTCCAGCGAACAGTCATGGTCGGTGAAACCGAGTGCCACCCCGTCCAGGCGCTCAATGGCCCAAGCCTGACACACCGTCGTGATCCCGCCCACCAAATGATGTGACAGCGCGCTCATACCCGAACCTCCACCACGGGCACATCTGGCACCTCACCCGCGTTGAAACTGGCCATCGAGATGCTGATCCGTTCCGTGTCGAACCGCACAGGAACGTCGAATTCAAAGCCTGCGGTGATCGTTGCACCAGCCTCGGGCGGGGTCACGAAGGTGATCAATCCCGATCCATACTCAAGAGACCAATCGATGCCTTCGTGCATCTCAACCCCATCAGCGGCGATGCGAACGGTGGCGCGCACCGGCTTGGTGATGGGCCGTAAATAGGTCTGACTGCCCGAGCGATATTCCTTGGCCAGCGCAAACTGGCGGGTCGCACCATCAGCAACGGCGATCTCGACATCCTCGGGGGTCAGCTCACCCTGCCCCATGACCGAGCGATAATCGCTCCAGTCCTTCCAGCGAAACCCGTACAAAGGGCCACGGCGCGCCTCGAAAAAACCGATTAGCGCCTCCAGATCCCCCAGCGAGCGCAACCCAAGACCCGCGTCATAACGGCGGCGCGAATGCTGCCAGGATGTGTTGCGCTCCTCGTACCCGTTGGCCAGCGTCACAATGCGCGTGCGGCGTTCGGGGCCACCGGCGGACCCGAAACTCAGATCAGCGGGAAACCTTACCTCGTGGAAATCCATCCTATCTTCCTTTGCGGTCTTAGCGGTTGCGTTGGGCCTGACCAATGACACGCCCCATACGGGCGGCGATCTGGCTCTGGCTGCGGCGGAACCCTTCGGCGTCGGGCGTCTGGATGTTCATAACCACCTGCACCGAAAGGGCGCCCCCGCTGGCCCGGACCCCCAGCGCGCCATCCGGCCCACGGGTCAGCGGCATGATCGCCTCCGGGCCAGCCTCACCCATCAGGCCAGTCGCGCCTTTCATCGGAAAGCTCGTCGGCGCGCTCACCACGCCCCCCTTGGCAAAGGGCATCACCCGCCCCTGAACAAACGCCCCGCCATTGGCAAAGGGTTTGACGCCGGTCATCAGCGCCCCGATGCCACCCGCCAACAGGCCTCCGACTTGGTCGGTCACAGGTTTCACCGCGCTGGTGTAGGCAGCGTTCACCATGGACTGCCCCAAGCCCGTCAGACTATCGCTCAGCCGGGCGCCATCCAGCACCACCGCGTCAAAGGCCTTTCGCAAACCACTGGACATCCCCCGTTCCATCCGGCGCATATCCAGCGTGGTTTCGCCCAGACCCTCTCGCATACGGGTCAACTCGGCCTCGAAGCCGCGGGTCAGGCTGGCAGCCCCATCAAGGCTTTGTTCCAGCCGATCCAGATCGTCCTGCAAGGCGTCCAAATTCTCAGTCATCGCTCTTCTCCTGCCCATCAGGGAAAGCACGGCCCAATTCCTCGAGCCGCGCGCGGACCATGGGGCGGGACGCTGGGATGCGCCCCGACATGGTCATCAGTTCAAAGGGGGTAAGCGCCCAGAACTCCGCAGGTTTCAGGCGCAATTCGGTCAGGCCGACGCGCAGGAGCCCCGAGTAATCCAGAACCGCCATCAAGCGCCCTCGGGCGGAGCAAAGGCCAAAGCCAGCGCCCTTGCAGCAACAGCCGTCGCATGGGCAAAACCGCCAGCGATTTCGGCCTGCGCCAGTTCGGCCTCGGTCCCGTGCCAACCGCCGCCCTGCAAACCCGCGTGGATCAGCGCCAGCAGATCAGCCGCGCGATAGGCACCGCCCTCGAAGCGCTCGATCAGCCCGACCAGGCTGTCAGCGCCCAACCGCGCCTCCAGCCCCGCCAAGGCCCCAAGGGTCAGCTTCAGCACCACAGGGACACCGTTCACCTGCAGTGTCACCTCTCCGGCCCAAGGGTTCGCCATCATAGCGCCGTGAAGTCCATCGCGCCCGCCGAGGCCAGCGACAGCTCATAGGTCGCCTCGCCGTCATAGGTTCCCGCGTATTCGATCGAGGTGATCTGGAACGCCCCCTGAACCACACCGAAATCTGGGATAATCACCTGAAATGCGGGCGTCTGACCGTCAAAGAAAATCTGGCGCGCGCGTTCGTCACCGGCTGTGTCCTTGAACACACCGGACCCCGAAATCGACGCGGACTTCACCCCGGCGCCCGACAGCAGCTCGCGCCAACCGCCCTCGCTCTCCAAACTGGTGACATCAATGGTTTCTGCGTTGAAAGACAGGCGCGTCGCCCGCAGCCCCGCCAGAGTTTCAAAGACGCCGTCGCCGGTCTGATCGATCTTGATCAACAGATCCTTGCCTGCCTGTGCAGCCATACTTCACCTCTTAGGATTTGGTTATTCAGCCGAGACATGCGCCCGATAGCGCAGGTCGATTTGTCTGTGGGTGTCGGTGCGTTTCGCCTGCGCCTTCTGGAACTTCAGCCAGACGACGCGGCCTTCATTCAGGGTCAGATCACCCGCTTCCAAGGCCCGCCCGATCGCCGCAGCCACCAGCTTGGCCGTCAGAAACCCGCTCGCGGTAGAAACAACCGAAACCGAGAAATCATGCAGCGCCGCTCGGGTCTCGCGGTCGGACAGATCGCGGACAACTTCACTGCCCAAAAGCACATAGGTCTCGGGCAAAGTCCCTGCGGGCACCGCGTCAAAAACCGCATCCCCGATCAGCGCCGCCATCGGCGCATCCCCCGCCAATCGGTCATAGAGCGCGGTCTGTAGTGCCGCCGCCATCACGTAACTCATGGCCCGACCTCCTCGGTGGCGTGGCAGGTCAGGTAGCGGCCATCGGTACCCAGTTCAGTCACTGCTTCGATGTCCCAAACGCGGCCATCCATCGTGAACCGCTGGCCAGCCACGGGCCGCTGAACATCCCCCACCGGGGCCGCACGAACCACAAACTGAAAGCGGCTCAGCGACACCTCCCCCGCGGGGCCCGAGGCCGAACGCCCCGACCCCGCACGCATCTCTGCCCAAAGCTGGCCCAACGCTGTCCAACCAGACTGAAAGCCCCCCGCACCATCAGGCACCTGCGACCGAGCCTCCAGCGTTACCTCATGGGTCAAGCGCGGGCTCATACGCCGATCCTCCCAAGGCTGCGCACCGTGCGGAACCTCTCGATCAACGTGGACACGCCAAAGGGAATGTCGCTTGCACCACCCGCGCTCTGGTGACGGTATTCGTAGTAATGCGCAGCCAGCAGCATCACCGCCTGAGCCAGATCGGCCGGAAGCTCCTCCCACGTCGCGGCATATCCGGCGACAAAGAACACCTCGGCATAGCCACCTGTGGGAATGGTTGGCAGCTGGGTGCCGCGCGGAATAACGCGGGGCCGTTGGTCATCCCCCGCCAAGCGGTACCGATCCGCGGGAACGATGGTCAGATTGTCGTCCACATCGATCAGGCTGAACTCCAGCATCTGACGCACCGGCGCCATCGGCAGGGTCTGGCCACCGCAATCGCGCCATTCTTCGATCCGGCAGGAAAATTCGCGGGCAATCAGCGCCTTGCCGGTGCGCCCTTCGATCGCGGCCAGAGCCGCCCGCAGGTAGCCTTCCAGAACCGCCTCCTGCACGGCATTCTCGCCAAAGCCGGTCCCAAGTCGCAGATGCGCCTTGAACGCCTGCACCGGAAGCGCCGCCAGAGGCACCTTTGTTTCTTCGTTCAGGATCATTTTGTTCTCCGAAATCAGCCCGCCTCGAAATCCGAAAACCCGCGCCACCGCCCTCGTGCGGAGGATTTGGCCAGACAGCAGCAGCGCGGGATCATGCCCGCCCCATCATTCAGGGCGAGCCATCGCGCCGCGCTTAGGCGGTCGCGAATTTCAGCAGCTTGATCGCCGAGAAGTCGCTGACATCACCGCCGACGCGCTTGGTCGCATAGAACAGAACGTGAGGTTTCGCGCTGAAGGGGTCGCGCAGAACGCGCAGATCGGGACGCTCGGCCACGGTGTAACCCGCCTGGAAATCACCGAAGGCAATCGCACAGGAACTGCTGACGATATCGGGCATGTCCTCGGCGATCAGGACGGGATAGCCCAGAAGACGCGCAGGCTCACCCGCCGCCAGACCGTCCGACCACAGGAAGCGGCCATCATTGTCCTTCAGCTTGCGCACCGCGCCTGCGGTCTTGGAGTTCATCACGAACTGCGCACGGGCGCGGTACTGGGCCCCCAGCGCGTACACCAGATCAATCAGGCACTCCGCCCCGCCAAAGGCCGCATCCGCGCCGGTGGTCACATAGCCCAGATTGCCCCAGGTCCAGATTTCGTTGTCGATGCGGTTGTGGGTCAGGAAGCCCTTGGGCTTGTCCACGCCATCACCGTTCACAAAGGCCGCAGCCTCGGCACGGGCGAACTTGTCGGCGATACGGCCCGCCAGCCAGCCCTCGATGTCGAACGCACTGTCGTCCAGCAGACGCTGCGACGCCTTGGGCAGCGCCGACAGTTCGTGCAGCGGGATGGTGATACGGTCGATCTGGGGCGACGCGGTCTCGGCCATGGTCGAGGTTTCGTTCGCCCAGCCGTGGCCCAGTTCGGCGCGGTCGATCAGCACGTCATAGCTGGTCGCCTCAACGCTGACGACATTGGCAATCGCGCGGATCGACGCGGTGCTCGACAGCACGCCCGAAATCCGCTGGCTGGTCTGAGGGTCCACCAAATAGCCACCATCGGCCGCCACTGCGGTGGACATGCCCTTGGCTTCGATATCCAGACCGCGCAGGCCCTCATCGTCGCCGCTGCGCAGATAGGCGTCGAATGCCTTCTTGTGGGGCGCTTCGACGTCATAGGCCATCGACAGAGCGGGACGTTTTGCGGTCAGGGATTTACGGTCAAGCATGGTCAGTCTCTCTTCCTGCTTTTGAAATTTCGAATTCACATCGGCCTTGAACGCTTCAATCGCGCCCAAGAAGTCATTGATTGCGCTGTGCATTTCGCCTAGCTCAGGCATAGCTCCTCCGGTCCGTGGCATGGCCTCGGTCAGATCCATCCGGGTCTCTCCTTGATTGGGGTTACGCTTGGGTCAGCACCTGACCGGCCCGCCGCAGCGCCTGAACAAAGGCCCCCGCGGGATCGTTTGATTTGGCCTGAACGGTCGCGTCAGGCAGCATGGGAAAGGTCACAAGCGACACCTCCCACAGATCGACTTCGTGCAGAATGCGGCGCCCCTTGCCGTCCTTGGCCGCACGCACGGTGCGATAGCCAATCGACAGTCCGTCCAGCGCACCCGCCTTGACCAAGGCCGCAGCCTCGCGTCCCTTGTCGACGCTCTCCAGCAGGCGGCCCTTGACCCATAGACCATGGTCGTCTTCGCGCAGCTCGTCCCATACGCCGATAGGCTGGTTGGGATCGTGCTGCCACAGCATCCGGACGCTGCCGCTCTTGGCCTTTAGACGCTCCAGACAGGCCGCATAGGCGCCCTTGGCCACCACATCACCGCCGCGATCCACCAAACCAAAGACCGAAGCATAACCGCTGATCTCGGCCCCATCGGTGCGCAAACCGGCCTCGGGGCGATGGAATTTACGTTCAAGCATCTGCACTCTCCTCGGGCATGGCGGGGAACCCCAACGCCACGCGCTTTTCCGCATCGGTCAGGAAACCGGCATTGGCCACACGGCGCCACCGGGCCTCGCGTTCCTCGGCCAAGGCGGGGATCTGGTCCATGTCTGGCCCCAAACTCAATTCCTCACCCGACAGCACCGACAGCCAGTTCGACAGCGCCCCCAGCACCTTGCCCGCCAAAGGCAGCACCGTCAGGCGATAGAACGCCCTATGCGCCTCTTGGTAATTGGCATAGGTCGCGTCCCCGGGGATCCCCAGCAGCATCGGCGGCACGCCAAAGGCAATGGCGATGTCCCGCGCGGCGGCCTCTTTGGTCTTCTGGAACTCCATATCGCTGGGGCTGAAGCCCATCGGCTTCCAGTCTAGACCGCCCTCCAGCAGCATCGGACGCCCTGCATTGCGAGCACCGGTGTGGTGGGCCTCCATCTCGGATACCAAACGATCATACTGATCCGCGCTCATGGTGCCTTGCCCTTCGGCCCCGGAATAGACGATTGCCCCCGAGGGCCGCGCCGCATTATCCAGCAACGCCTTGGACCAACGCGCCGCCGAATTGTGCACATCAATCGCGGTTCCCGACGCCTCTAGGGGCGACAGACCATAATGGTCGTCTTGCGGGTGAAAGCTGCGGATATGGCAAACGGGCTGACCGCCGACCATGTCGAACCGGTGCTTTTTCGCCCCGACCACATAGTCATAGGCCACCGGCCAACCATCCGCCCCCGGCACCACATGCATCCGGTCCGAGCGCAGCACATGCAGCTCCTCCGGCACACCCTCGGCACCGACCGCCTCGATATACCCGTTCCCCGAAAGCAGCATCTGGCCATACAGGGTCTCCAGAAACTCGGACCGCCCCTGCGCCCCGTTGGGCCGGTTCAAAAGCGCCAGCCAAGGGTGCTCCGAATACCGCGCCGCGCGATCCTGCAGGATCAGCGGCAAAGAGGCCGCCGCCTCGGCGATCACCTTGACCGCACGAAAGCCCACCGGATTGCCGACAAACCCCGCACGGGTCAGGGAAACCGTATCCCGCGGGGTCCAGGCAATCCGTCCGCCCCCCGACCAGTGCACCACCGGACCGGCCGCGCTGGCCTTGGTCTCTGGCACAGGCTGGGGCTCTGCCCGACCCCGGAAGAGATCGAAAACCGCCATTGTCCCTCCGTTCCGTTCTGGCGAGGGACCATCCCGCGCCGTCTGTGTGACACTTATCCGCCGTAAAAGTTAACCCCCGCTGGGACCACCGTGCGCTGCCCCCTAGAGGCTGCGCACCTGAGGATGCCGGTACCCCGCCGCCGCCTGAATCAGCAGGTCGGTCACCCCCCAAACAAGCGCATCTACACGGTCGGGGCTGCCTTTGCCTTCAAACCCACGCGGCCCCATACGGCACATCTGATCCTCCAGATCGGCGAGCCCGCGCACATGGCGCACCCGCCCTTGTTCGTATAGCGCCGCCACAGGTTCAGCCCGAGCAACCTTCCCGCGCGATGCATGAACCTTGCGATATGCCACCAAAGGGTCCACCTGCCGCAAAACCGTCTCGACCAAATCGCCGCCCTGATTGACCTCGGCCACAATCCGGTCGGCGCTATGCCGACGCATCGCCGCCACCGCCGCCTGCGCCCAAGCCATCGGGCTGGCTGCCGACACCGAGGCATCCTCCAGCACATAGGCCCGCCACGATTGCGGCGGCCCCTGCAACACAGCCCCCACCACGACGATCCCGCAGGTGTCCGACCCCGCGTGCCCCGTCACAGGCGGGTCCACCGCCACCACAACGCGGTCGCACTCGGGCACCCGGTCCACCCGCGCCCGCTCCAAATCCGCCGCCCGCCAAAGCGCCCCTTCGGCCTCTTCCAGCAGCACGCCATCCAATTCCTGCCGCCCCAGCCGCGTCCCCGCATAGCGCGCCTCGACCTCGGCCAGGAACGACCCCGCCAGATAAGCCGAATTGTCTTGCGTCCGCGCATGGGTCACCACCGTGGACGACGCCTTCAGCAAATCCTTCAGCACCCCGACATTCCGCGGCGTCGTCGTAACACAGACCCGCGGGTCATCCCCCAGCCGCAGCGCAAACTGCAGCATGTCCCAAGCCTCCTGTCCGTTCTTCCACTTGGCCAATTCATCGACCCAAGCACCATCGAACTGCGGCCCCCTGAGGCCCTCGAAGTCATGCGCAGAAAAGGCCGCCGCCTCGGCCCCATTGGGCCAAGTCAGCCGCCGCCTAGTCGCACTCCATTCGGGCCGTCTGTCCGGCGGAGAGCAGGCCAAAATCCCGCTCTCTCCGAAAATCATCACCTCGCGCACCTGATCAAAAGTCTCCCCGACCAGCGCGATGCGGGAACACGCGCCCGGATCATGGGGCCTACTGCCCTCGACCCGCGCGCGCACCCATTCGGCACCGGCGCGGGTTTTCCCCGCGCCGCGCCCGCCCATAATGACCCAGCTGCGCCAATCCCCCGAAGGCGGCAACTGGTGTGGCAAAGCCCAGAACTCGAACAGCCACGGCAACGCCGCCAGCTCTCCTTCACTCAGACTGTCCAGAAACTGCTCCTGCACCTCCAGCGGCGCGGAGGCGAGCCAACCGGCCCCCGATCGAAGCGCGTGCTCCGGCAAGGTCCAGTTCTCCGGCGCACCCGCGCACCCGTCCAGTCCGTTCAT